AACTGCGATTTTTCGCGCGTGACCCCCCGCCCGTTGCACGGGATATAGGTCCCGGAGATTTGACCGCCCCTACCGGGTCAGTGATTATGCCAACGCTCACCGTTTTCCGCGTGAATTTTTGCGTGACAGGATTTACAAAGAGCAATCAGATTTTCTCTTGCATGAGTTCCACCCTTTGACAAAGGCATCTTATGATGTATCTCTTCGGTCGGTACGAACCTTCCGTCCTCCAAACACTTCTCACACAGTGGATGGGCGGCGGCATAGCTGTCACGGATTCGTTTCCATGCTCTGCCGTAGCGTTTCCTTACTGCGGGGTCACGGTCATAGGTTTCGTAGCGTTTGTTTTCCTGCTTCTCATGTTCCTCACAAAACCTCCCGTCCGTTAGGTTGGGACAGCCGGTGAAAGAACACGGTCGCTTTGGTCTTCTTGGCACTTGTTTCACCTCCTCGGGGCATAAGAAAAGCCCTGAAGGATTGCTCCCTCAAGGCTTGGTTTCATTCTGCTTTTCGCTGATTATATCATATCATAAATGCCACTGTGGTATCTTGTTGCAAAGTGTTGCAAAGTGTGCAGGCTTTATATTTTGATTGGATTTTCCGGCATGGTCACATGGTTGATGGCACTGTTATGCCAACGGTACACCGTGGTTCTGTCGGCGTGGAGTTCATCCCCAATCTGCTCCCAGGTATGGTTGTGGATGTAACGGTAACGCAAAACCATACGCTCATCGGTATTGGCGACCTCATCAATCACCGTGCGTATCTGCTTTTTCAGTTCCACAAGGTTGTCGATTTCGGCGTTGATTTTATCCTCCAACTCCATAATCTTAAAAACGCTGCGTACAAAAGGTGCATCCGTATTTCTTGAAGTCTGCACACGCTCCTCCCATGTGGGAGAAGAAATACTGCTCGACATTTCCCTCAGTTTCCCAAGTTCCTCAATATCCGAGTTGATTCTTTGGTCAAGACGGTATGCCTGGCCTAAATATTCTTTTACTTTCACGATTCTTCCACCTCCGCTTGTAATTTGGAGATTAAAAACTCTCCATACACTGAGGTAAGTTCCCTAAACCACGCAGAGCGGAAGAACCTCTCCACCTCATCTTTCATCATTTTCGCTGATTCATTTCTGGGCCATTTTTTGAGTTTTTTCAAGGCATCCCTGTAGTCCTTTACGGCTAAGAGGATGATGCTGTTTGCAAGATTTTCATAAGGGTCGGTCAATGGGCAGCACCTCCAATCCTTGCCTTTACGGAATCGATAAGTGCCGATTGGATTTTTTCCTTTTTACGAAGTGCCTTCATCACATCCTCATCAATGGTGTCTTTCGCAATAATATGATGGATGACCACGGTACTCTTTTGACCCTGTCTCCACAAGCGGGCGTTGGTCTGCTGATAAAGTTCCAGTGACCAGGTCAACCCAAACCATATAATCGTAGAACCGCCGAACTGGATATTTAAGCCGTGTCCTGCACTGGCAGGGTGGATAACGGCAACGGGGATATTGCCATTGTTCCAATCCTTGATGTCCTGGCTTGTTTTTATTTCCCTTACCGAAAAACGCTCTTTAATTCTCTGCAAATCGTGGTTGTACCAATATGCCACAAGCACAGGCTTTCCGTTTGCACCTTCAATCAAATCTTCAAGGGCATCCAGTTTTCGGTCATGGATGTGAATGACTTCTTTTTCCTCGTTATAGACGGCACCGTTTGCCATCTGAAGAAGTTTCCCGGATAGTGCTGCAGCATTTACGGCATCAATCTCCTCATCCTTAAGGTCTACCACCATATCCTCTTTTAAGGCTTGGTACACTGACCACTCTTTTTCCGAAAGGGCAACAGGCACTTCGTTTATGATGCATTCCGGCATTTTTAGAAAATCCGCTGATTTCATAGAAATCGTAATGTCCGAAATCAGTCTGTAAATGGCATCCTCCGCACCGGGTCTTGGCTTGTAGGAGAAAACCATCTGCTGATTTCTCTTATCTGGCACAAAGAAATTATTTCGATAGTGGGTAATGTACCTGCCAAGCCTCTGACCCATATCAAGGATACGAAACTCCGCCCATAAATCCATCAAGCCGTTACTGGACGGAGTACCCGTAAGTCCTACCATCCTTTTTACCATTGGTCTTACCTTCAGAAGGCTTTTGAACCTTTTCGCCGCATGGGATTTGAAGGAAGATAACTCATCAATCACCACCATGTCAAAATCAAAGGGGATACCGCTTTTTGTAATCAGCCAGTCCACATTTTCTCGGTTGATTAAGTACAGGTGGGCAGGACACCTTAAGGCTGCAAGCCTTTCTGCCTCCATTCCGATTGCCACGGAGTAGGTCAACCCTTCAAGATGCTCCCACTTTTCAATCTCCGCAGGCCAGGTATCCCGTGCCACTCGAAGTGGTGCAATCACCAAAACCTTCTGTACCTCAAAGCGATTCAGCATCAGTTCGTAAATGGCAGTTAGTGTGATGACACTCTTGCCAAGACCCATCTCAAGGAGAACCGCTGCCACCGGATGTTCCAATATGAAGTTTGTCGCATAAGTCTGATACTCATGAGGATTGTATTGCATCAATCACACCTCCAATCTGTTCTAAACTGTCAACGCAGAAAACCTTAAAGCCGAGGCTTTCCAACTGCTTTTTACGTCTTATCTGTAAAGGACGCATCTTTTTACCGGGAGCCTTGAATTCCACAAAAGCCATTCTTCCCATTGGCAAAAGCACCAGTCGGTCTGGCACACCATCTAAACCTGGACTTACAAACTTCGGTGCAAGACCTCCCATTTTTCTCACTGCGTCCGTGAATTTTTTCTCTATTATCTGTTCTCTCATGTCTGCCTCCCATCTGACACAAGAAACACAATTACACAACTATTCCCTATATATTTCTTACGCGCCTATACACGGGTGCCTTTACCTTTACCCTTAAAAACAACCATTTCGAATATAAGGGAAATAGTTGTGTTGTGTCGCAATCTTGTGTTCTTAACCTCCGAATTTGTAAAGTCGCTGCCTGCCATAAATCGGCTGACGCTTGATAGAATTGGTTCGTTCCCAACCGCTAATCTGACTCATCAATGCTGCAATGGCATAACTGTCCGAAGGTTTCAGTTCCTGCAGATTCTTCCCAAAGCACTCACACCAGATTTCCGGATTGCTGACCTCCGTGCGTACCACCACGCCTTTATGATCAGGCTGACCGAACTCACTGCCTTGCAGGAAGTTCTTTCTTTGGTATAAATCCATGCTGTCCCAATCGGTCGGCAGTAAGGTATTCAGATACTCTTCCACCATACCAACACGCTCATCTACTTCCATCGCAGACTGCTGCACCTTCTCGGACTCCGCAAGCACATCACCTTCAAGGAACAGTTTCTCGCCAGACTTCCAGATGGCTTTGGCTTCTGCCCAGAACTGCTGACGGTATTCATCGGTAAAGTTCCAGGTCTTTTTCTGTTTCTTCTGATGTACCTTGATAATCCAAAAACGGCGGTTACCCGTAATATCACGCAGATATCCACGCTCACCGTTAACCGTGGCAATGATAATGCACTGTCTTGGATGGGATTCCACCACTCGACCATAGGAAGGACGGTATTTGTCATCACAGGTAGACAGGAACGCTTTCACTTTCTCGATGTCGGCTTTCTTCATACCTGCAAGTTCTCCGATTTCCACCGCCCAAAATCCCTGCAGTTTTTCTGCACCGGACTTATCATCCATATCCGTAAGGGACAGCGTTTCGGAATAATACTCCGAACCCACAAGGTCTTTTACAATGGTGGACTTACCGATACCCTGCTCACCGTCAAGCACGGGAACACAATCAAATTTGATGCCCGGAACATAGATACGGGCAACGGCGGCTGCAAAGGTTTTTCTTGTAACCGTGCGTACATATTCCGTATCATCCGCCTGCAGATATTTGATAAAAAGGTCTTCCACACGCTTTACGCCATCCCACTCCGGCAGACTATCAAGATAATCACGGACAGGGTGGAAATGTCGGTCATCGGCAACCTTGGTAAAAGCAACATCGTGATTACGGCTGGAAAACGGTAGATAGCGGATATCGATGATGGACTTAAGCTGTGCCGTATCCGCATCACGCCAGAATGCATTTCCCGCAGGACGTTCCCAAGGGAGAGAACCTGTTATCTGAATACGGTTTGCCATCTCATTGAAGGCAAAGTTTCTGAAATCGGGGTCATTGTTTAAGATGAGGTTTAAGTTATACACGCTGTTTTCAAGCAGACTGGTCTTCGGCTGATAGCGGAGTTTTTTCTTCCAGTCC